AGCATTGAAATGAGTTTATTGCCAAATCTTGAGCAGATGACAGATAACGAGAAGTTAGCTGTTCTTGAGTCTATTCAGAAGTCTATTGCCCAAAGCAAAGAGATACAAAAGAAGAAGATTGGGGAGAATGTTGACCTTGTTGTCCAAGCACTCAAAAAGATTGAGTCCGACATTCGTGATCGCTTTGATTCAGTTGGTAACTCTATTGAGAAACGAGTCTTATCTATTAAAGACGGGCGAGATGGCTCTAATGGTAACGATGGGCGTGATGGCAAGGATGGCAAGTCAGGCAAAGATGGTCTGAAGGGCGACAGAGGTGTTGATGGGCAAGCTGGTCGTGATGGAGTTGATGGAGTTGATGGCATATCAGTAGTCAACGCAAACATTGACTTTGATGGTTCTTTAGTCATTACTCTGTCTGATGGTCGAGAAATCAATGTGGGTGAAGTTGTATCTGCTGACGTTGCTGAAAAGATTAAAGTCATTAGCACAATGTCTACCAATGCGGCTATTGCTGTAAAGGAAGAAGGAACTACGCTTACCAGTGGTGTAAAGAGTCTTAATTTTGTTGGTACGGGCATTACAGCAACTACATCAGGCGATGATGTAACAGTTACTGTTGCAAGCGGTTCAGGCACAGTCACAAGTGTGGCGGCTACGGCTGGTACAGGCATCAGCGTTAGTGGTAGTCCAATTACAACCTCTGGCACTTTGACCATTACCAACACTGCGCCAGATCAGACTGTTAGTCTGACTGCAAGCACAGGTATATCAACAAGTGGTACTTATCCTAGTTTTACAATTACCAATACTGCGCCAGATCAGACTGTTGCTTTGACCCAAGGCGGCACAACAACCATTACGGGTACTTATCCTAACTTCACCATTTCCTCTGCTGATCAGTTTCAAGGAACAGTTACTTCTGTTACTGGCACTTCTCCAGTTGCATCTAGTGGTGGTTCTACTCCTGCAATTTCGTTGGCTAGTGGTTACGGCGATACGTTAAACCCGTATGCTTCCAAGACCGCAAACTTTGTTTTAGCCGCACCTGATGGGTCTGCTGGCGCACCAACATTCAGGGCAGTTGTTGCCAATGACATTCCTACACTGAATCAAAGTACAACAGGTTCTGCCGCAACGCTGACAACACCAAGAGCCATCTATGGAAATAACTTTGATGGGTCTGCCGCATTAACTCAAGTAATTGCGTCTACCTATGGCGGTACTGGTAATGGGTTTACTAAATTTACTGGTGCAACAACAGCAGAAAAGACTTACACATTACCTGATGCAAGTTCAACTATTGTTGTTCAAGGCGGTGCGTTAGGAACTCCATCAAGCGGAACTTTGACTAATTGCACATTCCCTACACTGAATCAAAATACTACTGGTACTGCAAGTAATGTTACTGGTACTGTTGCTGTTGCCAATGGCGGCACTGGTCAAACAAGCTATACCAACGGACAACTTCTGATTGGCAATACAACTGGCAACACACTTACAAAAGCAACACTAAGTGCTGGTACAGGAATATCTATTACAAATAGTACTGGTTCAATTTCAATAGCCTCAACTGCTACAGGAACAGTTACATCTGTTAGTGGTACAGGAACTGCAAGCGGTTTAACTTTAAGCGGAACTGTAACAACATCAGGCAATTTGACTTTAAGTGGAACAGCTACTGTTGCTTCTCTTACTACGGCTTCAGGTTCAGCACCATCGTATTCTGCTAGAGCGTGGGTAAACTTTAATGGCACAGGTACTGTTGCTATTCGTGGTAGTGGCAATGTGACCAGTATTACTGATAATGGTACTGCTGACTACACTGTTAACTTTACGACTGCTATGAGTGACACTAATTACTCTGTTGCAGGTAATTGTATGGCTAACGTTGCCCCGGGAAATAATGCTCGCATGATGGTGCTTTACCCAAACACAACATATTCAAACACTTTTGCAGTAGGTAGCGTAAGAATTCTAGCCCAAGATTATGCTGGTGGAGTAGGCGCTGATGCCTTAGCAATGACTGTAAATATTTTTAGATAAGGACAAACATGAACTCAAGAATCATTTACCCAAACAATGATGGTGGTGTGGCTGTCATTGTTCCCGCACCAGAGTGCGGTCTAACCATTGAAGAAATTGCCGCCAAAGATGTTCCTGAAGGCAAGCCATTCAAGATCGTTGATGTTGCTGACATACCTACAGACCGCACATTCCGCAACGCATGGGAGTACACAGCATGATTACCATTAACATCACCAAAGCAAAGAACATAGCCCACGATGCTAGACGCACAGCACGATCTGCTGAGTTTGCACCTCTTGACATCAAGGCAACTATTCCTTCTGAGGCAACAGCGGCAGAAGCGGCAAGGCAAGCTGTGCGTGATAAATATGCAACCATGCAGACTGCCATTGATGCGGCTTCCACAGTTGATCAGATCAAGGCGGCTATGCCATGACCCCAGAACTACAAAAGTATTACGAAGAACGATTCTCCATGATGGGAACGGAGGGTTGGAAGGATTTGTGCATGGATATTGACATTATGATAGAGTCACTCAATAATCTAAGCGTTATTCCTGATGAAAAGACCTTGCAATTCAAAAAAGGTGAACTTTCTATTTTGTCTTGGCTGAAAACTTTGAAAGAGGTCAGCGAAAGAGCATACGAGGAATTGAATGAAAAGAATGTTTGATTTTGCCTGTGCAAACGGGCATAAAACTGAAAGACTTGTTGATTATGAGACAACGAGTTTTAGATGTGAGTGCGGAGAAACAGCCAATCGCACTTTATCTGCTCCTAACTTTAAGTTAGAAGGGTGGTCTGGTTCTTTCCCATCAGAACATGGGAAGTTCGAGAAAAAACACCTAGATCAACTTAAGTGGGAGCAAAAGCACAACTCACAAGCGTAAGCCGAGTTGAATGTCCTAGAACCGATAACGGCAGGAAAAGGAAGAAATATGTTGATTGACAATGAAGATGAGATGCAAAGTGAGTTAGATGTAGTCGAGCAAAAGAATCAACTACCTGAAGTAGCACCCTTATCCGAGATGCCTGAGAAATACAGGCAGAAATCTTTGGAAGAAGTGGTCAAGATGCACCAAGAAGCTGAGAAGCTGATTGGAAAGCAAGCGCAGGAAGTTGGGGAAGTGCGAAAGCTAGCAGATGAACTCATTAAGCAAAACCTCTCCTCTAAGCAACAACCTATTGAAAAAGAGCCAGAAGTAGATTTTTTCGAGAATCCACAAGAGGCAGTTCGTAGAACAGTTGACAACCATCCTGATGTACTTGCGGCTAGACAAGCTGGTCAAGAGTTCAAAAAGATGCAGATTCAGCAAAAGCTGGCGCAAGAGCATCCTGATTTTGGTCAGATTGCTCAAGATACAGACTTTGTGAATTGGGTGAAATCTTCACCTATTCGCCTTGGTTTGTACGCAAAAGCTGATGGTGAGTTTGATTACGACAGTGCAAACGAGTTGCTGAGTACCTATAAACAGTTGCGTGGTGTTAAGGCTAAACAGACTTCAGATGCAGGGGAAACCCAGCGCAAGTCAAACCTTAAGGCGGCAGGAGTTGATGTAGGTGGAAGTGGGGAGTCTGGAAAGAGGGTCTACAGAAGGGCTGATCTAATTCGGCTGAAAATGACCGACCCAGATCGTTATGAGGCGTTAAGCGGAGAAATCATGCAAGCGTATCAAGACGGCAGGGTCAAATAATTTAACCTATCGTTTTTTGGAGATTCAAAATGGCAACCTCATTTTCCCCCAGTAATTCAGTTACTGTAACAACCGCTGATAAATTCATCCCTGATATTTGGTCAGATGAAATTGTTGCGGCATACAAGAAAAACTTGGTTCTTGCGAACCTCATTATGAAGATGAACTTCAAGGGCAAGAAGGGTGATGTAATTCACATTCCCGCACCTACCCGTGGTTCTGCTTCTGCAAAAGCCGCTGAAACAGCAGTCACCTTGATTGCCGCTACAGAGTCTGAAGTTCAAGTTTCTATCAACAAGCATTACGAATACAGCCGTTTGATTGAAGATATTG